AGAGGATTTTTCCAGAGATGTTGCTGAAAAAAAGTCTCCAAGACTTATGCTATTTATGCCGCCTAGACACGGTAAGAGCACGCTCGCGTCAGTTGCATTCCCAGCTTGGCATCTGGGTAGACACCCTGAGCACGAATTTATTAGTTGCTCGTACTCGGGCTCTCTGGCAATGGCATTTAGTAGAAAAGTCCGCGGTCTCTTACGTGAAGAAGGATTTAAGTCTGCTTTTAAAACCCGCCTCGACCCTCAGTCTCAATCTGCTGAGGCGTGGCTTACTAGTACTGGCGGGGGTTATGTTGCTGCCGGTGTTGGCGGCGGTATTACTGGTAAGGGTGCTCATATCCTTGTCATCGATGATCCGGTAAAGAACCGTGACGATGCTGAATCATCAAATGCTAGAGAAAGTACTTGGGACTGGTATACCTCAACGGCGTATACCCGCCTTGCTCCTGGTGGTGGCGTACTCGTTATTCTCACTCGCTGGCATGACGATGATCTTGCTGGACGGCTACTCAAAGCAGCAGCTGATAATGGAGAACAATGGGAAGTCGTTAACTACCCAGCTCGAGCAGAAGTTGATGAAGAGTTCCGACTACAGGGAGAAGCGCTACACAGGGAGAGGTACGATGAGGAGGCGCTTGCCCGCATTGAAAAAGCAGTTGGACCACGAGACTGGTCTGCGCTTTATCAGCAAAACCCTGTAGCAGACGATGGTGATTATTTCACCAGAGATATGATTAATTACTACGATCGCGACGAAATAGATCACGACCGTATGAGATTTTACTGCGCTTGGGACTTGGCGATTGGTAAGAATGATCGGAACGATTATACGGTCGGTATTGTTGTTGGCGTAGATGAACAAGATTGTATGTTTGTAGTTGATATGGTGCGTGGCCGGTTTGATGGTTTTGAGCTGGTTGAGCAGATACTAGACCTCTACGAACTATGGAAGCCCTCAATTATTGGTATTGAGAAAGGGCATATTGAGATGGCCCTCGGGCCGTTCCTCGAGAAGCGCGTTCGTGAGCGAGGGCTCTACGAAGCGTACTTCAAAGATCTCAAAACTGGCCGCAGGGATAAAGAAGCGCGAGCCAGAGCAATCCAAGGTCGGATGCAACAGGGCATGGTGTTTCTGCCCAAAGATGAAGAATTTACAGGCCCTTTGGTAGCAGAGTTATTGCGCTTCCCTAACGGGGTACACGACGACCAGGTAGATGCCCTGGCTTGGATTGGTTTGATGATGACTGAATTCAGCACGTTTGCTGAAAAGGTCGAACACCCCCCAAGCTGGCGAGACAGGCTCCCTGGATTACTAAAAGGTGACCGCACCAAATCGGCAATGAGCGCATAAACATGGCTAAAGACAAAAAGATAAGTCCTGAAAAGGAGCAAGAAATTACAAATTCACAGTGGGCGCGGTACGAGCGAGCACGAGACAACGGACACCTTGAGTACGTATGGATGGCGCAGCGTTGCGACGACTATTACCGAGGTGAACAGTGGGATCAGGAGGATGAAGCAGCTTTAGAAAATGAAGGTCGCCCCGCCCTTACTATTAATACAATTCTTCCTACTGTTAATACCATTCTAGGTGAACAGTCTACCCGACGGGCAGACATTCAGTTTAAACCGCGCAGAAGCGGCAGCGAAGAAGTCGCACATACCCTAACTAAGTTATATATGCAGATTGCAGATAACAACAAGCTGGACTGGGTTGAGCAGCAGGTCTTTTCAGATGGTTTGATTATGGATGGTCGTGGGTATTTTGACGTTCGTATGGACTTCAGTGATCACGTTGAAGGCGAAATTCGAATCACGGCCAAAGATCCACTAGACATACTCATCGATCCAGACGCTAAGGACGCCGACCCTAAGACTTGGAACGAGGTTTTCGAAACCAAGTGGATGACCCTCGATGAGATCGAGGAGCTGTACGGTAAAAGTAAAGCTGAGCGCCTGTTATTTATAGCTGAAAATGGTATGAGCTTCGGGCCAGACTCCGTGGAATATCAGGAGACTCGCTTTGGTGATACAGAGAATTCAAACGATTACTTCGGAGATTCAGTTCCAGGCGACGATGAGTACCGTAACGTTAAGTCATTACGCGTTGTCGAGCGCCAACACAAGAAACTGACCCGTGTATCCTTCTTCGTCGACCCAAACACCGGTGACCAGCGTCAGGCACCAGATGCCTGGACGGAGGCGAAGGTTAAAAAGTTTGCTAAGAAGCATGAGCTGTCCATTATCAGTAAAGTTATTCGTAAGGTTCGTTGGACTGTAACCTGTGATCAGGTTGTCTTGCACGACGACTGGTCTCCATACAACGACTTCACTATTGTTCCTTTCTTCTGCTACTTCCGAAGAGGACGCCCGTTCGGCGTTGTGCGTAATTTACTATCTCCGCAGGAGCAGCTAAACAAGATTGCTAGTCAAGAGCTGCACATTGTTAATACTACAGCTAATAGTGGCTGGATGGTTGAGTCAGGCTCACTAGTAGGTATGACACCTGATGACCTCGAGGAGCATGGTGCAGAGACCGGACTGGTTCTCGAATATGCTCGTGGTACGACACCCCCACAGAAGATTGGTGCTAATCAGATTCCAACAGGTCTTGACCGCATCGCCCAGAAAGCTGCGGCGAACATCAAGACTATCTCTGGTGTTAATGACTCTATGTTGGGCACGGACAGCGCAGAAGTATCAGGTATCGCAATTCGTGCTAAGCAGAACCGTGGCGCGATTATGATTCAAGTTCCACTGGATAATCTGCGTAAGACTAGGCAGTACCTCGCAGAGAAAATATTGAATCTGGTTCAAACCTTCTACACCGAAGAGCGTGTCATACAAGTTACTAATGAGGATGACCCTTTGAAGCCTCGCGAGACAATGGTCGTCAACGAAATGACCCCTGAAGGTGAGGTTATTAATAACCTTATGGTTGGAGAGTATGACGTTGTTGTTGCAACAGCGCCCGCACGCGACAGCTTCGATGAAGTTCAGTTTGCAGAAGCCATAAACCTACGTCAGGTAGGTGTATCAATACCAGACGACGCAATCATTGAGTACAGCCATTTGGCCCGTAAGGGAGAACTGGCGAAGCGCATCAGAACGTTGACTGGTCAGGAGCCACCTACTCCAGAGCAGGCAGAAGCTATGGCACAGCAGCAGCAGGTTCAGATGGCTCAAATTCAATTAGAGATAGCTAAGCAAGAAGCAGAAGTTAAGAAGATACAGTCTGAGGCTGCGTTGAATATTGCCAAGGTGCAGAACACCGCAGAGGTTGACCCACAAATGCGTGTAGCAGAACTGCAAGCGAAAATTGCAATGAACGAACGGCAGTTGGAACTTCGTAGAGAACTGTCAGCTGCTACTAATCAAATCCGTCAAGGACAATCCGAGACTAGCGCTGCAACTAAGATTGCTACTACAGCAATGCAGACTGCTCGAAATGCCACAACACCCCCAACCCAGGAACGACAGGAGTTCTTAAATGAGTAAGCAAGAAGATAAAACAGAAGATAAAGCACTTGAGTTTGATGTGATGCCAGGAGCCGACCGTCCTGAAGAGGACGACTCGCCGCAGTTAGACCTGAGCTTTGAAGAAGTTACCGCAGAAGCTGAACCTAAAGCTGAAGAAGCCGAAGAAGAAGCCGAAGAAGAAGCGGTCGCGGAGCCTGAAGAGGGAACTGAACAGGACGACGCAGAAGAAGAGTCAGAAGAAGAGTCAGAAGAAGAGCAGGAAGAAGAAGTTGCTGAGCTGCCAGAAGAGCCAGTTGCCGAAGAAAAACCTGCTAAGAAGCCAATGGTTCCTAAAGCGCGTCTAGATGAGGTGCTTGCAAAACAAAAAGCACTACAGAAACAGCTAGATGAGATAAATGCAGCCAATGAAAAAGCAGAAGAAGCGCCCGAATCTTACGATTTCGATGCAAAAGAAGTTGAGTACCAAAACATGGTACTGGATGGTGAGACAGAAAAAGCTGTCGCGCTGCGTAGAGAGATCCGAAAGGCCGAACGCGAGCAACTTGAGTACGAAATGAGGCAGGAAATGTCTCAGACGGTGAACCAAGACCGCCAGATGACTGCTCTACAGCAGGCCGCTAATGCTATGGAAGATGCATATCCAGTATTTGATAGTAATTCTGAGGTGTTTGATCAGGATATGACTAACGAAGTTGTTGAATTGCGCGATGCGTTCATCATGAAAGGTTATGAGGCAGTAGACGCCCTTTCAAAAGCTGTTAAATACGTGGTTAAAGATCATGATTTAGATAAATCAGCTGAAGAAGCGCCTAGTTTGGCTGGTAAAGCTCAGAAGACGGACGAGTTGGCTAAAAAACGATCACAAGTTAGTAAGAAATTAAGGGCTGCAGAAGCACAACCGCCCGAGTTACCAGGTGAAAGTAGCTCGATGCGCGGCGAAAAAGGTATTGATGTCTCTAATATGACCGAAGAAGAGTTTGATGCCCTCCCCGAAGCCACTTTGAAGCGCCTAAGAGGCGATATTTTATAACGAGGTAACTATGCCAGTTAAAAAAGACCCACGATTAGCCCGAGCAGGAGTGTCGGGCTTTAACAAGCCTAAAAGGACACCTAGCCACCCGAAGAAGTCGCACATTGTTGTAGCTAAAGAAGGTGACAAGATCAAAACCATCCGTTTTGGCGAGCAAGGGGCTAAAACTGCTGGCAAACCCAAGGCTGGGGAGTCGGACAAGATGAAGAAAAAGCGTGCCAGCTTCAAAGCACGGCATGCAAAGAACATTTCAAAAGGCAAAATGAGCGCGGCCTATTGGGCAAATCGCGCCAAGTGGTGATCTGATGGCTAGAAGCGACGAACCCAAGTGGAAACGCATTGTTGCAGCGGTAAAAGCAGGCTCTAAAGGCGGTAAGCCTGGGCAATGGAGCGCGCGCAAAGCACAACTAGCCACGCAGCGTTACAAAAAGTCTGGAGGCAGTTACTCTGGACCCAAGACTAAGGCCCAGAAGTCTCTATCCAAGTGGACTAAAGAAGAATGGGGTACTAAATCTGGAAAGAATAGTACCCAAGGTAAGAAAGCGACAGGCGAGCGTTACTTACCAAAGAAGGCTCGAGAGTCTTTGAGCAAGAAAGAGTACGCAAAAACCAGCGCAAAGAAGCGCCGAGATACTAAGGCCGGTAAACAATTTTCCTCGCAACCTAAAAAGATAGCGAAGAAAACAGCACGTCATAGGTGACCTAAATGGCCGAATTATCAGAAGACACAGCGGTAACAATTCCGCTGAGGAATCTGCTTGCAATGATTGCGTTTACATCAGTATCTACAATGGCGTACTTCTCTGTACAAGAGCGGTTAAACACCCTTGAGCATGCCTTAGACAAAACTCAGATGGACATACGGTCCAACTCAGAGTTTCGGATTAAATGGCCCAGAGGTGAATTAGGCGCGCTGCCTGCTGATGCACGACAAGATATGCTAATTGAATACACGGCGGGGCTTGTTGATAAACAAATAACTAATAGTGAAAAACTCTTAGATGACATACATAACCTCAAGTTAAGGCTTGCTGCCCTAGAAAAAGGTGTAAGTACAGAATGAGATAGTTGTTGCATTGTAATAATAGCTATACTATTATTCGATATACGTCCATCCCTACGATATGGGTTCGGCCCGTAGCCGTAAAAAACGTATCCCGCCTGCACAAGGCGTAAAACCTGCCGAGGTCGCACCTCGTTAATAAGCGCTAACCCGTTGCTACACGATACGTAGATACGGATTAGCCGCTCCTAAAGTCGGCTGAGTAAGTGGCGTGTGCCACATAAATTATTTAACCCATTTAATTAGGAGCCCATCATGGCTTTAACAAATTTCGGTACGCTTACTGGCGACCAACTTCAAGCATGGTCACGTGACTTTTGGAAAGTTGCACGTAACCAATCTTTCATCAACCAGTTCGCTGGTACTGGTTCTAACGCTATGGTTCAGCGCGTAACTGAGTTGACCAAGAACCAAAAAGGCACTAAAGCTAACATCACTTTGCTCGCTGACATGACTGGCGACGGTATCACTGGTGACTACACTCTGGAAGGCAACGAAGAAGCCCTCCGCGCGTTTGACATCAGCATCGAGCTAGATCAGCTACGATTCGCTAACCGCATCGCTGGCCGTATGACCGACCAGAAGACTGTAGTTAACTTCCGTGAGCAATCTCGCGACGCACTTGCTTACGCAATCGCTGACCGTTGTGACCAGTTGGCATTCTTGACTCTGTCAGGTGTTGCATATACTCACAAGAACAATGGCGGTCTTCGTACTGTAGTTGGCGGCGCTGTAAACGGCCAAGAGCTTGTTGACCTTGAGTTCGCTTCAGACGTATCTGCTCCTACTGCTGCAAGACATCGTCGTGTAGATGGCGACGACATCGTTGCTGGTGACACTACTGCTTTGGTAGCTGGTGACACTCTGAAGTACAAGCACATTGTAAATCTGAAGGCTTATGCTAAAGATCAATACATTCGTGGTATTCGTGGTGCTGGTAACCAAGAAACTTTCCACATGTTTGTTACTCCACAGCAAATGGCTGACCTCAAGCTTGACGCAGACTTCATTGCCAACGTTCGTAACGCTGGCGTACGTGGAGCTTCTAACAGCTTGTTCGCTGGTTCTTCTAGCCTGATGGTTGATGGCGTGATGATCCACGAGTTCCGCCATGTGTTTAACACTTCTGGTGCTACTACTGGTACTTCATCTAACGCTGGCGCAGCTGGCTACAAGTGGGGTGCTGACGCCGACGTAGTTGGTGGACGTGCTCTGTTCTGTGGTGCTCAGGCTCTGGCTTTGGCTGACATCGGTCTGCCTGAGATGGTCGAAGACACTTTCGACTATGGCAACCAGTCTGGTATCTCTGTAGGCAAGATCTTCGGCCTCCGTAAGCCTAAGTACAACAGCGACATTAGTAGCTCTGTACAGGACTTCGGTGTTATCTGCTTAGATTCTGCACAGTAAGACAAGCGCCCCCTCTTCGGAGGGGGTTTTTACTTATAGAAGAAGGTACATGACATGGCACTCCCCCTATTAGGCGTTGCAGCAATGATTGGCCGAGCAGGCATAGCGGCTGCAGCCAAAAGATTTGGTAAAAAAGCTGTACAA